TGGCTCCCCCAACTGGGCTCGAACCAGTGACATCATGATTAACAGTCATGCGGTTTGTTTTGAAAAAGTCAGTGTTTATCGGCACTTTCGGACTTTTCAAACTGTGTCTGTAGTAAATCTGTAGTAATTGAAGCGATTAAAAAAATATTTACTTTTTCTAAAAATATTTTTAAAAAGCGCTTGACATATCACCCATTGAGTGGTATAATATAATCAAGATAAAGGAAGGGGATATCACAAATGACAAGAACAGGCGATAAGTTTTTAACAGTGAAAGATTGGTTTGCAGAAAAGATTGCGAAAGACCTCAGCAGAAAAATTGATATGTGTGATGTTTTCGCAATTTTAAAAGAAACGGATAAAGCTGTATATGCAATGCTCAATGTAGGAGTTTATTTAAGAAAAACAATGTGGGTTCCGAAGTCTGTTCTTGTTGAAGAAGACCCGGCGGAACACGGCGATAACCGAGTAATTTACACAGATGATTATGATTTTGCTGTGTTATATTTCAAAAACTATTGGTCAGATTTTGTTTAATCTGTTTAAATTAAAAATAAAAAGGAGAAATAAAAATGACAAACGCAAACAAAATTACAAGAAACATAAGAAACAACAACGGTGAGTTCATCGGAGAATATGAGGTTCTCGTGGAAGAACCAAGACAGATTTTCGTTGACGGCGAACTCGTTAATGACTTCTCAAAACTCGACTACCGCACAGAAAACGAATTGAACAATGTCATTGATGACTTTGAAGAAGGATTCAATGTCATTGAAGACGGCTACGAAGTCTTGAACACGTCGAAATTCACGATTAAAAGAAAAATTGCAAATATTATTTATTATTAATCAAAAAAGGAGCTGAAATCATCTCTTGAACACCATATACATTGAAAAATCAGCCTACTCTTATCTTAGAGAATGGGCTGACAAAGACAGATTGAAATGTTCCTTAGCTGAACCGTTTTTCCAAAAATGTGAAATACGCAAAAAAGATAATCCTGAATACGCGCTATATGTCGAATCGAAAGGACTTGAAAGAAAATTCTCTCTGAAAATCAACAAAAAACTGTTCGCTAAAGGCGAGTTCTTCCCTACTCCCGAAGGTGCGAACGATTTTCAAATTCATTATAAAATTGCAGAAGAAACTGAAATGAGCCAAGAACAGCTTAATGTGATGATGATTTTGATAACTTCGTATGTTCACACAAACGCTTTTCTGTGGTATGGGAATTTTCTTGACCGAGATAAGCGAGAATTTTCAGCAGTCGGGAAAAATCAAAAAGGCAACAAAACAATTGTATTCAGACCTTTTCAAAATCAACTATACGCTGCATCGGTCGGTCATCATCGAAAACCTGAAGGGGTGTTTCAGGTTCGAGGGCATTTTCGCCGATATAAGACAGGTAAGGTCATTTGGATTGACGGTTTTATGAAAGGGGTTGATAAAGTTGACGATTAAAGAGGCAAGGCTCAACGCCGGATTAACTCAACAGCGAATGAGTGAAGTTTTTGAAATTCCAAAGCGAACAATTGAAAACTGGGAAACTGGCAAGCGAAACCCTCCTGCCTATGTCGAAAAACTTGTAATCCGTGAGCTTGAACGGATTGCGAAAGAAAATAACAGTAAATAACAAAACCCCTCACTCGCTTTTTACGGCGGATGAGGGGAGCAAATCAAAGAAACACAGCAAGTGACAGTAAAACAATCACAATTATTAAAATTAAAATCAATCTACAAGTAAAATTTCTTTTAAAATTGTTGACAAACCTTACACTAATGGATATACTAAGTATAGAGGATATCCTCTGTGAAATTAATTTTCTAAATCGATTGGGCTAGATAGTCCGTGAGTTTAATACTCTAAACTAAGGAGCAAAGCATTATCGTTTTGCTCCTTTTTTATTTTTCTTTACAATTAAAGATTTTTTCGCTCCATAATGTACAATAAATTTAGATAAAAAATTAGGTTTATTTTTACCATCAAATCTATAGCCGAAAGATACCGCACCATCAGTTATGTTGCCCAACAAACCAATTTTATATAAGTCAGTAATGACTGCCTTTAGATCAGATATTTTATCATACTGTCCTTTGTTTTTTTGGTAGAAATCGTTAATTTCATTATACATAAACTGTGGTTTATTAAAATCGGATATCAAATCAAATATCTGTTCAATAGTAGCAGGTTCATAGTATATTTTTAATTCGTTTTTAAATTCTCCGATAAAATACTGTGAATAACGAGCCATTGCGTCACGGTAAAATGAAGGCTGAAACGCTAATGAATCAGGATTTTGTTCCTTGATAATATTCAAAAAAGCTATTATATCCCTAGGTCTACCTAAACTTCTACTTATAAGATAATCCATATGATATAAATTATCAATTTTATTTGAGAAGAATTTCATATAAATATCCTTATCTGAAATACTTTCATCAATTTTTGCAGAAACTCTAATTTTATTTAAAATCATTTTTGAAATATCATAATCCCACTGATTATGCCGTGTTTTTTCACACCAATCTATGTGTATTGAAGAATCAGTAATTAACTTATTTATATTAGAAGAATGCGCATTTAGCTTATCTAATAAATCATCTCTTATAACTACAATAAGTTTTGATTTATATTTTCTTAATTTTCCATTAAGGCTATTTGTAGAATTTAGATAATTGATTAAAAATTGTTTAAAATTTTCGCTGGACAAGTCATCTTTTTTCTGTTCGTCTAAGTCATCACTAATCAGAATAATTGATGTATATTTTAAACATTTGTAAATCATTTTTTCTAATTCAGGTACCACCTCATAGGCATTTTTTTTCTTATATTCTTTTTCATTTTCCTTTTTATTTTCAAAAATGCGTTTTCCTATAAAACCCCTGAAAGACGATTCCACATCAAAACGTTCTGCTTCAGAACTTTTAGATTTTATTGCGTCAAAAGAATAATTTCCATCTGGGTATCTTTCCTTATAGAACTTAAGAAGTTTTTTTCTTGCTAGCGTAAAAAGAATTGCTTTTAATGGATTTTTACAAAATAAATCTTTAGCAGATATTTCAAATATCAGTCTTGCTATTTCAATAAGTATTATATATGTGTAAAAAGGTTCAGGTTCATTTCCGGAAGTTGTTTTACCTACCTCAACTAATGAATTTAAGTTAATCTGATTACATTTTATTGTTTTTGCAAATTTTCCTTCTTTTTTTGCTTGATTTTCTAAATATTTTACCAAGTAGGTTTTCCCTGAACCTTTTTTTCCTTTTACTATAAATTTATCATCATTATTTTTCAAAAGAGAATAATCACAGTGCCTATCATAAAAATAATTTTGAAAATTTTCGTTTGCAGATTCCTTTTCTCCATCAACATTACCTAAATCTATATCTCCTAGTTTAATATCTTTCAAACCATCAATTCCGCCCATAATTATTCCTCATTTTACAAATTTTTTATTATTTACAATTATATAATATATGTGATAATAAATCAAGTGAAAACTCCCCTCACCTATCTTCAATGACAGTGTGAGGGGAATATTTTTGCAATTATGTGTTTGTCAAGACATTAAGAATGTTCTTTAGGTCTTAATCAGCCAAGTACCTTTTTTGCGTTGGCGATTTTTTTATCTTTAGCCCAATTGCAATCATTGATAAGATGATAGATAGCATTGATGGTCTTCTCGCCAACGATACCGTCAACTGTGACTTTACCTGCTCTCTGTGCCTCTTTAACAGCCTTTAGCGTACCGTCACCGAAACCGTTCGAGTTATCGACCTTAGTCTTGATGATTTTCATGTTGTACAATGTAATCAACTGCTTCTTAAACGCGAGTACTGCTGTGTTGTGTGAACCGTATTTAATCATTTCCTCATTCTCCTTATTTGATGTTTTACCGCCGAGTTGTGCGGTTACTTCGTCTGCAAGATTGCCGAGCCTGTTATAGAGCCAGTCACCAGGGCAAGATTTATTTGCAAACCACCTATGTACAGTCAAGACCATTTCGCCCGACTTCGGCGAATAATTTAAAGTCTTGTCCTCGTTACCAAACCAAAGCAGTTTAGTCTTGCCGTTACGCTTGCAAATGTCAACGCAAAGTGCAATAAGTTTGTTGTACACTTTACTGTTCATGGTGTACGGAGCTACTGTGTCGCTTGCACATTCGATTGTAACTGCACGCTGGTCATTTGCGTTTGATGAACTACACCAAGAGCGGTTGCTCTCATCGACACAGAGCAACACTCTGCCGTCATAGCCGATTCCGTAGTTACAGCTTGCCTCACAGGCTGTATTCATAAAGATGTTGCCGAGGGTTTCGACACTGCACTGACCTACAACACAATGCGGAGTAATGCGGTCAATACTGTGTGTGCGTTTACCGCTGTGGTTTGGACTTAATTTTGTGTAATTAACAAGTTTTGAATTACTCATAATTATTCCTCGCTTTCGTCTGTTTTGTTATATTTATAAGCTGACAAGCCGAGCAGAGCGCCTAAGAAGGTGTCAACGGCTGTGATAGTGCCTACAATCTGTTCGCCGTATGGCAAGCCCCAAATGCCTGCTACGGCAAAGTAAAGTGTACCGATTGCAGGCAGTACGATAAGAGCAATGTATTTAAGTACATCATAGATTTTGTTTGTCATTTTCATTATTATCATCCTTTCAATTTAAATCTTCCGCCGAATGTGCCGACTGGTTGAGGTACTTATCAATCTTATTGATAGCCTCGGTAACTCTGCCGTTACAACCCTGCTGTTTCAGACCATCAAGACACGCACGGAGTGCATACATTGTCAAGGTCTGCTCGCCTTTGATTTTTTTGATTTCAGCGTTCTGCTTTTTGTTGTTTTCGATAAATTTAAAAACACCAAATACAACACCGCCAATTAAAGCTAACGCAGATATGATTTCGGCAAGCTGTACAATATCAATCTTCATCGCTTACATCTCACTTTCGACAGGCTCGTCAACGGTTGGATTATCGCCCCAAACCGCCATTACTGCGTTGTAGTATTCGTCCGACAGCACCGTTTTGAGCTGTTCTCTGCCCGATTTGCTGTTCATGTATGCGTTGCGGATGTTTCCGCCTACCTGCATTTCTTCACCGTTAAAGGTCAAAAACTGCTGTCTGAGTACCGACACGCTGTCCTTCGTGAGCATATCGAGTGTGATTTTTTCTTTAAGTTCCATTTTTCATACCTCCGTTATTTAATTTTGTACAAGCAAATCACATTAATTTGCTCGCCGTCTGCAAATGTGTAAGCCGTCTTATCCTGAGTCGAAAACTGTAGCCAAGTGTTATTTTTCGGAATGGCAAATTTAAAGAGCTTGCCAAGGTTTGAAATACCGACACAAAAAACATTGTCCTCGGAAATACATTTGTACGGCAAATCAATCAGCGGACACATTTTATTGCCGCTAAGAGATACTGCGTTCATTTTGACCGTTGCATTGACGATTACGATGTCACCAATCGTCTTATATGTACAGTTTGCACTTTTGATTTTATCTGCAACGGTTGAGTATGGTGTAAGCGTTGATGTTCCGCTTTCGATATTTGACGAATCGTATTTAGTTGCAAGAAGCTTGTCCGTTTCTTCTGATGAGTAGGCTTCGTTTGCGTCGTAATAGAAATCGTTCAGATATTTAACGCTCGGATAATTAGTGCTGCTGTCTGTAATGTCCGTTTTGGAGCTCACTTTGTTTGAATTGTCTTCTTTTGGTTTAAGTGCATTGGCTACGTCTGTTGCGTTTGCCTTACCTGCAAGAGATGTTTCTGCCGTCTGCATTCGAGCCGACAGCTGACTGACCGTGCTTTTTTCGGCTTTATTGGTTACGGCAGAATCAATCCCGTTAAGCCTTGCGTTGAGGCTTGAGAATTTGCCTCTTGCCGTGGCAACCTCTCGGCTGATTTCGGCAAAACTGCCAGCACTTTCACTGTTTATCTTGCTGTTTTCAGCGAGGCTCGGAGTTACCATAACTTTTAAAGTGAGCGGAGTATTTAACACCTGCGTTTCGCCGTTTGCAATCTTAATTTCGATTGCCAAGAAGCCCGATGTAGACTTAAAGTTTTCTAATGGCACGGTAATCAAATCTGCCGTGCTGTTCAGTGTGCAAGCGACTGAATCTGAGATTAAATATCCGTCAGTTGCAAAGGTTGCGGTTACTATGCAATCTGCAAAGGTCAATTTTTCACCGCTTGCCGTTAAAGTTACATCAAGATAGCGTGTCGCTTTATCGTTGACATTGACAATACCAACAACATTCGGTGCGTTGCGGTCATTTACATCAATCGTAATTGATTTATGTTTCATACTAATTGCCATTATCTTTTTAACCTCCTTTGGATTTTTAGTAAATCAGACATCGACATACTTAAATCGCCGATTGTAATTTCTTTGTATTTCTGAGACACGCTATCGTAAACCGTTTTTGAAACTCTTCGGCTAAGATTTGTGCCGTCCGGCATTACAACCGTCACTTCGTCATACAGTTTGATTGCGTGCATTTTGGTGAGTTCATTTTCAAGAGTTACCTTTATACTCAGAGTTTCCGATGTTTGTTCCGTCGAATAGTTATAATCAGCAACTGCATTACGCAAAGCATCTCTGACTTCTTCGTAGTTTTCGCCGGTGCTTGGATTTAAGGTATATTTTTTGATTTTGCTTGTGCAGTCGTATAAATATGTGTTTTTTATGTTCCGTTTTAACCCTGTCTCGTACGGTTCAGGGCTTGACACGACGACTTCTTTATTATTCGTAGTGTTGCATCGTGCGTAAGGCATAACATGTGTATAGTAGTTGCCGATTTCAGCAGTCTGCTTATAATCTGACACATTAGCGCCGAAAGCTATACGATAGCCATTTTTCGCCCCTGCTGTACTGATTTTTTCAAAATGAATATCAAAATTGTTAAAATACAGAACACCGTCAAACTGATTTATCAATCCTTCGTCATCATCTTTGAAGATATCCTCAAACTTTACCGCTTGTGAATAGCCTAAATAAATTCTTTTCTTTGCTGTGATTGATGAACTGAAGCTAAACCACTTATATGGGGCTTCCGTAAACCACATATGCAGAGGTTCTCCTCCCTGACTGTAATCTCGCATAAAGTGGTCAATTAGTTCTTTCGGCGTGCCATACATCGATCCGTCCATTGCACGAGGAATTGTTCCGTTTTGAAAAAACATTCTTGACACATGTTCGCCCGACACGGTCAAATCACCGTTTTTATCAACCTCTATTTTGGTCACATAAAAGTACTGTAGCTCAGATACATTATTTACTTTCGCCTTAATATACGAGGTTATTTTAATTTTCGGCGCGAGCTTATCTGTGCTTTTTATTTTCGCGCTAAAGCTGTATGTGCCATTTTGTTCCATTGTAACCAAAAACTCGGTGCATTCAGTCAAAAAACCGAAACCATTAGATTCAAACAATGGTGTTGGATTCTTGTAATAGTCAGCAATGTTATACAAAATAGGATACATTACAATTTCCTCCAATTTGGCTTAATTTCAATGTCGGTAAACGCATTTGCGCTTTTTCCTGAGAGCTTTATTTTATTCCAACCGGGCACAAGCTTTGGAAACTCTGTGCAGATTATGCAATTGTTTGCCAAACTCATGCCGTTATCAAAAGAAGCTGACTGATGTTCGGAATCAAGTTCAATATAATCCTTATCCGATGATGTTTTAACCGTCAGCGTTTGACTATCATTAACCATCAGCGTCAACGGATTAACTTTTGCGCCTTTATTGATAATCTTGATGAAAGGCTCGGCTGTGTATTTTTCGGGGTTGTAAATTTTGATTTCCGCCGTTTGTGTCGAGGTCAATTTTGGCTGGATAATCTCTTGTCCTAAATCGCTATACCAGAACGGCACTCGGCTGAAATTTATTGTTGTTGACAAACAAAGAGGTGCAACTTCTTCTATTGGCTCAACTCCTGTGCAAATCGCTTTTGTATAATAACCGGGGTTATATGAATTCCTAAAGATTTTATATTCACCGTCCCAAACAGTAAGCCATTCAGCAAACGCTCTTACAAGCTCTGCATTGCTTTCGTTTGGCACAATGTACGGATAACTGTTGACCTCAATCTGCATTTCAACATTATCGAAAACACCATTGTCAGAAATCACTCCGCCGTTTGTGCCGTAGACAGGGGTAAAATCAAAACTGCGTTTCGCTATTTGATATTTGGGAGGTGTAGCTATAAAAAATCCCAATGTCCGCAAATTGGTGCCGTTATATGTAAAACTATGCCTCATCTTTAACCTCCCAACTTCGACGCTTCACCGTCAAGCGTTTGCACAATTGCAGTCGATACGCGGCGGTTAAAATCATCAACATCCATATCATTATTGATATTGACATCGCCTGTAAATTGAATTGCAATCGTAGGTGAATTTGTAACAGCTTTCAACATTTGACCGTTTACTGTCGCATTTTGGCTTTGCGTGCGAATGTCTGCAAATTTATTGTTCACCGCTCCAATTGGATTACATTCAACCGCTGACAAGGCCCTTGAGGTTAAAGACCTTACCGTCTTTTGTGTTTCGGCAATTTCATCGGCGATTCCAAGACGATAACCCTCGCCGAAATATCTGCCTAACTTTCGGGTTTTTCGGCTCGGTGAATGTGAATCTTGAGTCTTCTTAAGAGTGCTAAGACTTAATCCTGCAAGTCCTTCCACTGACTTGAATAATTTATCAGAGAGGCTTCCGGCACCGTCCATATAGCCTTGAACTAAGTTTTTGCCTTCTTCGTAGAATTTGTCATAAACTCCCGAAAAATTATCAAAGATTCTATTGACAAGCGACTTGCACGAATCATCAACTTTTTTGTTGGCATCTTTATCTCCTATACCTTTGCTGGTGCTCTCAGTGCCGTTCTTACCGGCTTTTTCTCCGTTGGGTTCGAGTTTGTTAAGCTCAACGGTTGCCTTATCTACAAGCTCTTTCGCATTATCAACCATTTTTTGAGTGACGCCCGGCTGATTTTCATCCATTGCAGTTTTTAAAAGTTCGTAGTTTGCGGTAAGGTTTGTGAGCTGATTCTCAAGGCTTGCTTTTGAACCTGTTTCAGCATCAATAAAACCGTCTTTTATTTTCTTTTGCTGTTCGTTAATTTCGTCAGCTTTGCCCGTAGCTATTGCTGCAACAGTACCGTACATATCGTTGTACTTAGCAAGCTCGATTTCTGCCCTTTCCTGCAATTCTTCGGCTTCTTCAACTTGGTCTTTTGTGACACCTTCAACACCGTCTTTGTATGCTGTCCTTAAATTCTCGGCATTTGTCTTAAAATCATTGACCTGCTGTTCGAGTGTGTCTTTAGTTCCTGTCGTGTGAGTGATTAAGCTGTTTTCCACATCAGACATAGCGGCTTTGATTTCTTCGGCATTGCCTTTAGCATTTGCAGCGGTTAAATTCTCAAAATTTTGAATTGTGGTGTTGTAGTTGACGATTTTGTCTTGATAAGTTTTGTACTTGGCTTCGGCGTCTTTAAGAACGCTTTCTTTTTGGCTTAAAACATTTTTGCGATTTTCCAATTCTTGGTCGTAAGCTGTTTCTAATGCCTTTATACGGCTTTGAGCGACATCAAGTTCTTCTTTATCAACCTTTTCACCTTTAGCGTTAGCGCTAATGACACCTAATGTATGCTTATCAATGTTCTTATTTTCATATGCCCACCATGCGACATTTTCAGCTTTTGTGTCATGCATTTGCAAGCTATTTACGCTATCTCTTGCCTTGCTCACATCATTTTTATTTTCACGAACAATGGCATACTGATTAACGCTGTCGGCCTTTGCGCCTGCAAGACCTGAAACTGCTGTCTGATAAGAATCTTCGGTCGCTGAAAGCAAAGCAAGTGCTTTCTTTGATTCAAGGGCATCATCCATTGAGCTTTTAAGGTCTTTATAAGACTGAATAACATTGCCGTTCCAAGTGATTTCATTGCCTGTAACTCGGCTCAATTCATTGGTAATAAATTTTGCTCTGTCTTCATAGCCTTTTTTGACTTCGCCGTTTTTGTCAACAATACCTTGCAATTCGACCCATAAATCGTCGTAATATTGAAATTCGCTTTCAACCTCCGATGTCGCATCTTTTTTGCTCTGAACATATTCATCATTGGCATCTTTCAGCTCTTTGATTTCTTCCTGAGCTTGTTCATGCGCTTCGTTGAGCTTGTCCTGTGATTCTTTGGCTTCATCGTTTGCGCTTGCAATTGACCACAAGGAGCCTACAAGCGTAGCGGCTAAGCCTACGATGATGCCGATTGCATTTGACTTTTGTGCAAGGTTAAGACCTTCCTGCGAAATTTTGGCACTCTCTGTAGCAATTCTGAGGCTTTTATATGCCCCTATAAGGCTTTGAACGCCGCTTACAACAGCGGTTGTTTTTTTACCTACCCAAATACCGCCAACAAGAGAGCCTACAATTTTAAGCGTAGGGATGATATCGTCAGTATGGTTTTCGACAAATTTACATAGTTTTTTGACTTCCGGAAACAGCGATTTGCCAATAGGATTGATAACATCGGTCTGTACAGTCCTGCCAAGACTTGCCCAATCGGCTTCAACATCATCATATTTGATATCCTTGATTTTTTCCATTGAGCCTTTGACATTTTTGTAGTTTTTGTTGACATTCCCAAGCGATTTGATAACTTTCATTGCATTATCTTCACCGAGAGCCGACCAAACCGTTGAAGCTGTAGTTAATGCCTTTTGCTCATTCTTTGTGTTTCTTAAATCGCTGATAACGCTATAAAAAACATCTGATGCAGTAGCTTTGCCGTCCTTCCATTTTTTAAAAATTTCGCCCGTGCCTTTTGAAAAGCTACCGAGATTTTCTTCAATTCTTCCGTCGGAAAGGGAAATTGTAAATTCTTTGACAAAATCATTAACTTTGTCAAGATTGTACGCACCGTTTTTTGTGCCGTTTTCGAGGATTGAAAACATCTGCTCTGCATCAAAGCCTGCCTGTCCCCAAATCTGTGAATATTCGGCAATATTATCGCCGAGCTCTCCGCTGTAATTTAAGCCGTTTTGCGCACCTTTTACGATATAGTCAAAAGCCTCATCAGCTGTTAAGCCCATGTTGGTCATCAGACCGTTAATGCCTCTTAAAGTTTCGCTGATATCAAAGTTATCAAAAGTTGCTTCAAGCGTGTACAGATTTTCCGCCATGTCTTTAAGCTTTTGGGGATTTTGTTCATCCGTAACTTGCTTGATTTTCGACAAGGTATTCGCAATATCTTCTTGCGATTCTCCAAAATTGTCTTTGTAAATTTCGTCAATAACGCTTTCGTATTTTGATAGCTCTTCAGTAGTCAAGCCGGTTTGAGCCTGCAAGGAATTTAAAGCTTTTTCTTCACTGTTTGCACTTATGACAGTTCCGGTCAACGCTCCGCCGACCGCTGTTGCCGCTGCACCTGCTTCTTTTAATGCACCACCAACAGCAGATTTAAGGTTGTCGGCTGAGGATTTAACCTCATCCATTTCTTTCTTGACTTTTGACAAATCTGTTTTATTCGACTTATTTTCAAGGTTTCTAAAGCTGTCGCCTGTCTTGTCAACACTTTTTTCAGTTCTTGACATCTCACTTCGGGCAGATTCGAGGTTTATTGCGTTTGCTTTTTCCTCAGTTTCCGCAAGCTGTTTTGTGAAAGTTTCAAGTTTGCTTTTCGCTTTTTCAACTTCACGCTGATAAGCTCTGTACTGTTCGGTTGAGATTTCGCCGTTTTTGGCCTGTTCTTCGACCTGATCCTGCACATCAAGTAACTTTTGAAGGGCAGATTTGCTGTTTTCGATTTGTTCTTTTAACACTTCTTGCTTTTGGGCAAGCAAAACAGTGTTTTCAGGATCAAATTTTAACTGCTTATTAATTGCAGTCAGTTCTCTCTGCAAGCTCGAGGATGAGGACTGTACAGCTTTTAGGGATTTTTGCAAATCCATTGTATCGCCGGCAATCTTGACGGTGATGCCTTTAATCGTTGACGCCATATCTGTCCTCCAGTCTTTTGTATCTGTTCATAAACTCGCTATACTGCTTTTCCGAGATTTCTTTACTTTCAAATCTTTCTGTAACGAAAGGCAATACAGATTTCATTTTTCGATATTTTTCCTCTTCTTCGTGGATATTCTTATTGTTTCGTAATGCAAAATAGGTTTCGATATAATCCAACACAAAACCTATTGTAAATCTTTGTAAATCAGCGACAGTCAGACCACACCTGACGGCATAGGATAAGATTTCCTTCGCCGTCAGGAAAGTTCCGTTTAGGTCGCTGTCGCTGTCGCTTTTGGGCTGTCACTATTAAGACTGTCAATAACAAGATTGACGATTTTACCTATCGCTGAAATAGCGTCCTTGATGCTGATTCCTTTTGTCCAAGCCTTAAAGTTAGGGATCGTATCGTCTGCCGTCTTTGCCGCTGCCCATAAAAGCTTTACAGCAGTGCCAAATTTTACATCATTGAGATTTGGAACAAGAACACGGTCGGTATCACGCAGAAAGCCGTGGCCTTTGAATGTGTCCTCGTAGATGATCATTGTATATGCCGTAACCTCAACCTCAACATCTTTACCATTAATAACAACTGTATCTTTCATATTTTAACCTACTTTTAAAATTATACTGTTCCGGGATTTGACTTAACAGTCGGCACTACAACGCTTTCGGGCAGAGTGTCGGCATAAGATGTATAGCGTACAAAGTCATTGTCAGGACGTGGCTTTGCTGTGACCGTAAAGGTCGGGAACTGTGGGTCGAAGTTACCTTCTGATGTCTTGTCGTTCCTGCTGGCTCTTGCAGCTACGCAGTCGAAATATGTATCAATTTCGTAGAGCTTGTCGCCTTTGTATGTTTCCTTTGCTGCAAGGAGGGCAAATCTCGGCATTACTTTGATACCGCCCTTTTCGATGATACCGCCCTCAGTTGCTTCATCATTGCCGAACCAATCTTTTTCGATGTCGTCGACTGCTGAAATAAGCTCAAGACTGATTGTATAGCCGCCATTCGCACTTGCTACAATGATAGGCAAGCCGTCAGCGTAGATTGTGTTCGAATCGCCGATAGGCTCTGCACCGATACTTCTGCCGCCTGCCTTATCAGACTTAAACCACACGGGCTTACCGTATGTGATCTCGCCTGTACTACTTTCTGTCAGCACAGCATAACCAACTTTTCTGATCGTTTTATTCATAAAATAAACACTCCTTATGTTTTTAGATTCTTTTTATTCCGCTCAAATCACCGCCGCCCATAGCTTCCGATGATTTAATGAGCTTTTTTATTCCGGCTTCAAATTCGCCGTGAATTTTCTCTGTAGCCGGAGCAATATGCGCCTTCGGTTGTACCGTTCCGCCTTTTTGGCCCCTCTTTTTACGAGTTTTTTCGAGGAGGTGTGTAAGCCGGTACTCAGGTTTAGCGGCATAAACCGTTTTTTCATAAAACCTAAATGTTTCGTTTGTGATTTTAACTCTAAACGATTTGCGATATTTTTTTCTTCTGCCTACAGGTGCATTCTTTTTGATTTCGTTTTTAAGTTCTTCGGCTTTTTCATCAACCAACAATCTTACGCCCATTTGCACATCAGCCGAATAGGTTGACAGTTCTTTCGATAGAGCGTCTCCGAGGCGGTCAATACTAACTTTTTTGTAATTACTCATCGAAAATCACACTCAGGTTGTAATAAGTTACACAAAGTTTATTTGTTGTGTCCCACGCTCGGTTTGGTTTTTTCCAACCGTAGCCGTTTTCGTTGAGCCATTTTTCAAACTTTGTTTCGCTTGTGTGGTCGTCTTTTGCCGTATAGAGTTCTATGATGATTTTTGCATTTTTCCAAAGTATTTCACCGTCTGCGTAAATTCCTGTTTCTTCATCCTTGAAATAAACAAGATAGGGTGCAGGGGTTGATTTGTTGTAATCTGCCTCTACACATTTAAAGCCACAAGACTTAATAAGTTCGACAAATTCATCGTAATTTTTAAAATACATCTTCTGCACCGCCCTCATACAGTCCCCTCTGCGACAGGCTCACAATCGAGCAAGGGGGATTTTTGCTTTTATCATGCTGAATTTGTTCAATCTTGAACCTTGTGCCGTCAATGATGACCGCCATATCCGTTCTCAAAGTTTCATCTTTGTGGATATGGATAACTTTTGACAGTTCAATATCGTTCTGTTTTGCTCCGTAAAAACGAGTTACACCGATTTTTTCGTTGCCAAAACGATATTTTTTCAGGCTGTCGGCGATGATGTCATCGTTTTCGTCGGTTTCGTAGATTTTTGCAAGTCCGTCGTTGAATGTCAAAAAATCAATGTTATTCTTCAGTATCATACATTCGCACCTTATATTCCTGCCTTAATTTCAAAATTTCGTTCTCGAAATTATGGTCGAACATTTCAACCGCATTTGAGTAAGCGTATCTGCAATAGTCAAACAACAAACTTCTTGCCCTTGTTGGTCGCTCGAAATCCTCATCAGTAAGCAGAGGATGGTAATCACGGAGGTGCTGTTTTCCATTGGCTATAATTAACTCAATTTTTGACTTTGTGCTTTCATCTGTTTCGATGTGCTCACGGTCAAAATCGAGCATATTAACTACATCGTTCACAATTCCCATTGTTCAACACCTCCGTGATAAATTAAACTGTTGTTGCCTGATTGAGAGTTACTTTAATTTCAGCAGGATTGAGCGCCGAAATGTCGAGCTTAAGAAAATCGTTTGTGTGAAGCGAAAAGCCTGTAGCGTAAGCCTTAATAAGATAAACTCTGTTATCTTCAAGAAACTGGTACTGGTCAGAGTAATCAAGCTTACCTTCCTTGCCTGTTGAGAGGCAGGCTTTATATCTTGAAAGCTGACCAATAACGGCAGTGCCTTCCGCAACCATTTCTGACGGATAAACATTTGTCGGGAACGGGAAGAGGTTGTTTTTGTACGAGCCGTCGGTTGCAAGTACAGTTGTAGCAGGGATAATCTTTGTGAGATAGTCCACAGGATTAACGATGAGGTCAACCGATGTAATGTTGTTGGTTTTACCGCCCTTGCCCTTTGCGAGTTTTGCAACAACATCCATATATGACTTAATGTCAAGGCTTGTGAGCTTTGTTGCTGTTTTTTCAGTGTATGCACCTGCCTTTACAGCGCCCTCGGGATCTTTCAGCATACCGATAGGCTTTCCGTTGCCGTCGCCGTTGATAAAGCCGTCCTCAAATGCGTATGCAAGTGCATCAGCAAGGATTCTGCGGACATATGCGTCGATGTATGTAGCACCGAGGTCAAGCATGTCCTTCGGAACAGGAACAAAAGCGCTTACCTTTGATGTTGAGAAGTCCTTTTCCTGAATTGTGCCTGCAAGCTCCTGTGTGATTTTGGAATTTAATGCGCCCCAAGCGGCAAGCTGTTTTGTGTCTGTAGCAAAGATTGCCTTAACAGAGCCGTATGTGTTTTCGATGCCAATTGCATCGAGCAGCGGATGATTGTTTGTAATGTCCTCAAGCACTGTATCGAGAATTGTCTGAGGAATTGTAACATCAAGACCAGTGAGAGCCTGCTTAACATCAGCAGATTTTGCCGCTGTTACAAAATTGTTGTAGAACTTCTGCTCTGCGCTTGTAAGCTGTCTGAATCCTCTCTTGGCAAGGATTGTGTTGTCGGCTGTTTCGCCGATTTCCTGAGCAACGGAAATAATGGACTGCTGAATGCTCTCCGCATACTCGTTGAGAGCGTTTGTCATCTTTGTTTCGTCTTTTGATTCAAAAGCGTCTTTAAAATTCTGTGCAAACTGTGCTTTTGCGTTTGCAAGTAAATCAAGATTTTTCATTTTTTCATCTTCCTTTACAAATAATTTTTGGTTTTAAAAAGTTCTTCAAAAAATTCAAAGCTGTCCTTTTCTTTCGGTTCAGCCTGTGGTTCGGGCGGTGTCTGCGGTTTAGGCTTTGTTCCGAGCATTTTTAAAAGCTCTGCCGCTGCCTGTTTTGCTTTTGGATTTTTCTTCTGCTGTGCATCGTTAACGATTTCTTTTGATTCCGTTAAATCGACAGGATCAACGATTTCATCACACAAACCGAGGTCAAAAGCCTCTTGTGCGGTCAGAAATGTTTCAGCATCGAGCAACGGTTCAAGCTTTTCTCTTGTAAGCTTTTCGCCTGCGTGAACAAGATAAGAGTTTGTGCTTGCCGTGCTGATTTTTTCAAGCTGTTCAGCGTAATCTCTATGTTCTTTCGCATTTCCGTAACAGCCTCCGACCGCATGATGAATCATCATTGTTGTGTTTGACGGCATTACAATCTTGTCAGCCGCCATTGCGACAACAGAGGCGATTGAACAAGCCATACCGTCAATGTATGCAGTGACGGGCACACTCTGCCGTTTGAGCAGGTTGTAAATAGTTACACCTTCATCAACAAATCCGCCCACGGAATTGATATAGATTTCAATGCCTTCAATTTCACCTGCTTTTTCAATCGCCTTGCGAATATATTCGGCGCTCGTAGTTGAGCCGTAATAATATCCCCAGCAATCCAAATAGCCCGGCTCGATTTCGCCGTAAAGATAAATTTGCAAAACATTCTGATTTTCTGCAATCTGCTTGATGTTGTAATTTCTACTTTTCATTTATTCACCACCTTTCAATGCGTTTTCCGCTGTTTGATAATTTTTCGTAATATAATATTTATTCGCCCATTTTTCGGGGCAAGGGAGCATATTGCAATATTTTTGAGCTTTCGCAGGAGTTAAAACACCGCTTGCGATTGACTTATCAAGGTTGTTCGCCTGACTTACGGCATCAATATGCCTTACCGCTGTTGTGTCAATTAAAAGATAATTGCCTTTATTAAATTCAGCACCGCCGAATCTCTTTTTGGTGATTTCCTGCTCAAACATATTTGCAATCGGATCAATTGCATTTCCGATAGCACAATCCATAGCGTCCGAGAGTTGAGAGGCTTCCCCACTTAAAATAGCCGGCGGAATGTGCAAAGCATTGCCAACAATCGTGTATGCCTCAGTTCTCAATTTTTGGATATCGTTAATCTCGCTGTTTGTAGTCTTACCGGCATCGGTTGAGGGTTCTGAATATTTCATACCCTTAAAAATCGGCATAACAGCGTTTTTGTTTGAGTAAAATGATTTAAACTGCTTTGACAGCACTTTGTTGTAGGTTTCGGCAAAATTTTCATCACCAAAGCTGTAATTTTCAAGCTCCAAAATTCCTTTATGTCCGACAGCTTTGTTATATCTTTCCTGAGCTGATAACATTAACTGCTCATATGTATTGCACATATCAGCCAATAAGCCGTTAAGAGCAAAGTTGTTATATCTGAGATAAATTACATCACTCTCCAAAAAAGTACGCTGATATGTAAAATTTCGGCAAGTAACGCCGCTGAATGTGTCGTCAATCAAAGCGTGTTCCGTTCTTGAAAAGCTATCAGCAATCATAAGCTGATTATCGGCGGTTTCGACAATTAAAAGCTCGTTGTCAAAAATCAGTTTTGCGACAGCCTGCGTAAAAAATTCGATTTTGGTTTGATGCTTATTCGGCGAATAGTTCCACAGATAGTACTCAGCTTTGCGACTTTCTCGGTTATTGTTTACAGTCACAAATTCGCACTTTGCCAAGCTTCGTGCGATAAAATCAATCGCCGTAAACAGAGCAAGCTCAGTCAGGTGAAACCTCTGTTCATCAACTGTCGAGCAGTCCTCGTTAAATTCCGCTGCGACAGCATCTTTTCTAAAAAGATTTTTCACCCAGTTTATTACTTTCATTTTTTTCACCTGCCTTTAAAATACAATCGCATTAAAACAATTTGTGAGTTCATCAACCGTCATCGGCTGATTTTGTTTCAATAAATCAAGTTGCGTATATGCGGCAACAAATGCCATAAATCCGTCTGTTTTTCTTGATTTCGGCTCAATCTTGCCATATATGATATTGCCGTTTTTATCCTCAACGGCAGAAGTGTTGTTTGTGTACCAGCGCATAAGTGCCGAATCTCCCCAAACAATACGACGATTTGCAAAATCAGAGGCAATCAGAGGAGCAACAAGCATTTTGTCTGACGGCCTTACAAGTTTAAGATTATTTCTGCCTTTACGGTCACATTCAAAACCTAACTGCATTAACGGCTCTTTGAGTAATGTATATCGGTAGTTATCTAACGCTCCGCCGACAATGTTGTAATGTTCTTTCTGATTTCTCAACCAGTCGGCGACAATTTCAGGGGGGATTTCCGCTCCGTCAACCCTTTGTAAATCAGGCTGTTGAGCATAGGGGAATTTTATCCTGCCCAAATCCGCAGATTGTGAGCAGTACCATGAAAACGGTTTCCATACGATTGAGCCGTCAATCAAAAACATTAAACCGATACCCAAAAAGTCAGTAGTTTTTGTGTAATCAATACCAAACACACACGGCTTACCTTCAAGGTCGGGGAGAGGCCTGTTTGTTGCTTTGATATTGTCCCACGAAGTTACAGGATTCGCTTCTGTTCCCTGTGGACGGTTCATTCTTTTCGTCATGAATGAAGAGTTATTATTCGGATCAATTTTCCAGTTTTCATATTCCTTCCGAAGTTCTCGGAGTAAATTTGGAAAATACTGCAAACTTGGATTTGCTTTGTACCAATTTTGCTCGTCATGGACCTCTTTGTCATCGTTCAAGCGGCAAATGAAATAAAGTGTGCCATTGTCAGGTGCATCACCGTTCAAAACTTCAAGGCCTCTCGCAAACTCTTGGTCAAGCGGACCGTCTCGGACATTTCCCATAGTCGTTGTGGTCGTCGTTCTTGGCATCGGCTTTTTTCCTAAGCCGGTGACAAACACTTCAATAAGCTTGTAGTTTTCGTAAGCGTGCTTTTCATCGAAATCGACCTTGCCCGGTCTACCGCCGTCTTTTGTGCTACTGTTAGATGTCCGATATCTCAAAACAGAGTTTGTCTTTATATTCACAATTCTTGTTTTCGTCCACCTGAAGTGTTTTTGCATTTTGGCTTTGCTATCTTCAAGGACATTATAAATGTCATTAAAAGTAATAGTCGCCTGATCTTCCGATGTTGCACAAATGTCGATGTCGTAGTTTTTAATACCGTTCACTGGTGTTAAAAGTGCGAAATCCTCAAAAGCTAAATAGCCGTTTTTGCCTGTACCTCTTCCGACGATAAGTACAAGATCAGGAAATCTTAAAACGCCGGGAGCTGAGTATGTGCAATTATGCAACGCAAAGCAAAACTTTTCCCATTCAAAAAGTTGATAAGGAAAATATTTTTGCAAGGATAAATACTTTTCAAGCTGTTCTTCGTCAACATAAATTTCTTCATTCTCAAAGACATTTTCGACAAATTTTATCAGCTGAATTTGTTCACGGCAGACACGATATTTACCGCTTTTAACAAGGTCTATATACTCATCTATGACTTTACAGTTCGTCATCAGATTCGCTCTCAACCTTGTCAATTGACAACCCCATTTGTGAGAGAATTGCTAAGCGCTGTTTGTTGTACAGAACGGCATTTTTGACTGAAGGGTTATCTTTCATATACTCTTTGCCTGTGGCGCTGATAGCTTTGTATGTCAAGCCATTCTTGCGGATGTCCGCCTGCATTTTACGCTCAAGTTTTGTACAAAAAATATAGCTGTCAATTAAATCTCTATAAACTTCAATGTTTGCACCTTTCAAGGTTAGTTGTTCGATCAAGCTGTCCTTGATTTCTGCAATTTTAATCTGTGCCATTTGTGCCTACTCCTCTCTCAAAAATTTCTCGTGTGCGTGCGCGAGACCAAACTGTCGTGCCTTTACACCGTTATCCGTAAGCCTCAGAATTTTTCGATTTTTTACCCGGGGGTATGTCTTTTTTGACTACCACCGCTCAGCAAACTCATCTTTTAATTTTTTCGATTCGTACTTGTGATGTTCTTTGTAATGACAGTCCTTGCAAAGACACTCAAGGTTGTTGATGTCAAGAGCAAGGTCAGGTCTTGCTTTGAGATATAGTTTATGATGCACTGCCTCACAAGGACTGTATTTACCCACAGCCCGACAGCGTTCACATTCGTAATGTTCTTTCGCTTTTTTTGCATCTCTGACTTTTTGCCAGTCAGCTGTTAAATAGAATCTATATGCCTTACCCTCACGGATTTGACGGACGATCCAGTCCGTAGTTACTTTTCGTTTTATCATTACAATTTAATTTTACAACAGGTTTAATCGCTTCTACTGACATCTTTCTTTGTGCAATATGTACAAATGTTAAGCCCACGAAGTTTTGCGCAAAGCAATCGTGCTTCTTTTAGCCAGCGAAACACCGTGCGTTCGTCTGTATAGTTATTGACAGCAAACTTGGTCACTCTCAAATTTATTTCACCTTTGTGCAACGGCTTTGTTGGTGCAACAAAATAAACAGCGCTGACAGCTTGACGGATGTAGTCTTTACCGCTATTGGTCAAGGCATTAAGTGTGTCTGCCACAGCAAGCAGGTCAAGTTGTAATGCTCGGTGCATTGTCTTGTCAGCTACAACCTGTGCTTTGCTTGGAAATCCAAGAGAGGCATAAAGTCTAAACTGTGCAATTGTATAATCTCTTGTTGTATCTCTCAAATCCTTGCACCTCCGATTTTCTTGTGTTTATGGCTATTGGCTAAGTAAGTAAAATGAAAAGACGCACCCGTGAAGTCATTTATCCACATTTCGTCTTTGTAAAAATAATATCCTTCGGGACAAGGCAAAGCCTCACCTCGTTCAAGTTTTCTGTATTCTCGTTTTTTCCCTTCAACAACTTTGACCTCAGGCTTATTGAGATTGCGAGATGTTTTCAAGCGCTTCTTACCATTGACATCTTTTCGTATGTATTTTGCAAGGTTGGCATAGTTTCCGTCTTGGTAGAGCGGAGTGAAATTTATTCCGTTTTTCCACGACCAACACTCCGTTAAGATTTCACGAACGCAATCTTCAATCACTATATGCAAATGCCAATTTTTTCCGAGCTTGCCACACTCGCAGTATCCGATGTATTTAAACTTGATTTGTTTCTTATCTGTCCTGCGTTTCACTCGCTTAAAAAAATTCGACACAACTTTTTCAAACTCATCTTCGGTAAACTCGCCAAACGGAGCGGAGAACCTTGCGAACCAGTCGCCCTCAGAGAAGTTGCAGAGGATAAGCCTCTGTGTGTGTTGTTCTCCTCTGATACGGTTTGCTTTGGCTTGCTTTTCGTTTGTTCGGGATTGATTGATTTGTCGAGCAAGATTTTTCTTGTTTCTCTTTCTGAAAGATTTATAGTATTTCACCTCGAGCAGAGGCCCCGACTTGATTTCAGCTTTGTATGTAAACATATTAAACTTCCTATTATATATGTTAAAACTAAAACGGTCACTTAATTAATTCCTTGAGCAGGATAGTTAAAGGGTATTTCAACCCTTTTATTCGTGACTGTCTATTGTTCTATTTTCGCATTAAAAAGTCAGATGATATAAATATGCAGTAGTCCGTCTGACCACCGAACTACTGCTTTGTGCAACCTTGCCGCTGCAATTGTGTTTAATTTTTGGTGCATTCTTTTTTAACGGCTTAATCAAAGCGGAAGTCGTCGCTTTGATTACTTTTTTAATATAGGATTAACTTGATTTGAATTTTCTTTAAGATTTTGCGTGCGACAAGAATATTGCCTTATTTTAAATACCGAAGTATTCCTTGTAGCTTTTTGCGATTCCTCGGCAATCATCCGACTTAACCGGCACGTGACAAGCTACAGTTCTGATGTTGTCAGCATCCAATTCCTTAAAGATTTCAGTTGCTCTTGTTTCTTCTGTTGACTTGTAAAATTTAAAGAGCAAATCCACAAAAGGTATGTTGCCGAACTCATTCAAAAATGCTGTATCGTTTTCGGTTAGTGTTTTTAAACATTTTTCTTTATATGTATCCGATGCGTCTGACAAAATGAAAAGTTTGTTATAAACATCATGCTTTGTGAGAAGGTCAATTATTTGTAAAGCAATTTGCAATACATTAGTATCGTGTTCGGCAATCGCCTTTGACAACTCCGTTAATTTGCAAGAAGTTTCTTTCGTCCTTTTTATCCATTCGATGTGTTCCTTGTTTGCAAAAAAAGTGTCAGTCCTAAACCTGCGATACTCTTGTAGGAACTTGTATTTGGCCTTGACACAAGACTTGGCTGATAGCAAGCCTATCTTGGTACAACTGTATATGGCTGACATTGACAATACTAACCAGCGATTAAACATATCCAAGCTATTGAGTGTGGCCACATCAAGGTCACCGTCGATGAAGCCTATCACAAGTTTGTCGAGTTCCGACAATGTTTCCGCCGGTGTTGTTGGCTTATCCTGCATTTCCGCTGCAACCGTTTTTTCGTTTTCGCTCATTCCGCAAGACCTCCTTCATAATCGTGTAATCCAAGTCTTTTAATTTTTCTTGCGGCTATCTGCGCAACAAACTGACCGTAGCTGTAACTTGTGCCGTGCTTTGCGTTGTAATCAGAACAGTAAAGACACATCCTGTCTATTCGGTCGAGTTTCTTCTTGCGCCCTCGTTTCTTTTTTTCTTCACTCATTTATTTCACCTAATTTCAAATACTTTAATATTTTTTCGCTTGCCTCGTCGCAACCATAACATACAGCGACAGCGTAGCCTTGTTCATTAAGGTTTGTAAGCCATTCGGTTTGTTTTTCGGTTGGCTTATTCTTACCGTACTTAAGTTCAATAAACAAGCCGTGATAACCTCCACGGCTTACCGGTAAAAACAAATCAGGCACGCCTGCCTTTACTCCTTGTTTCTTGAGGTTGGTCGCTTCAAGTTTGTTCCTGCTTCCGCCATTCGGAATATGAAACATCAAATCAATTTCGGGGTATTCTGCTCTGATGAAAGTCGTCCATTGAAATAACTTCCGCTGTTGGTCAGCTTCATACTGCTTCATCGGCAGGTCATCCTTTCTTGTTTTTCAAAATCATATCGCTTTCAATGTATAATGATTTCAATTGTCTCACAAAATCTTCATCAACAATTTCATAAGCACATATAAAGCCGTATGCAATCATTCCGAATTTAACGGCAAAATAGGGAGTACCTTTGAAGTCCTTACGCAGTGCAAGTGCCATTGTTTCGTTTGGCATATCCACAAAAGGATTAAGATATACTCTGTCAATAAACATTAAGCCCTCTGCGGTGCTAATCGGGAGCATTACTTTACCGTCGTATATAATGCTTATATCCCACATTTCAGCCGGTGTTTCATCCGCCGAACAATCCTCAACATCAATCAACGGCTTGGTTTGACTGATTGTAAATCTAATCTTATCTCTCTGCGCATCGTTGATGTCATAGAGTTTGCATATGTAATCTTCATTGAGTTCCGGCAAGCCGAAAATAGGATAGACCGCATAGCCGTCTGACAGCCATTGCTCGCCTTTTTCGTTGCCGAAAATGGAAATAATTTTATTTTTCTTGCATATGTCGAATGCTTTTTTTATTTTCATTGTTAAGCCTCATTTCAGCAGTTCGTCTGTCGTAACATTAAATAGATTTGAAATATCTATTATAGTTTTAATATCAGGTTCAAATTTTCCCTGCTCATAGTAAGATATACTTGTTCTGCTCAAACAGAGTTTTTCACCTAATTCTTCTTGCGTTAATTTATATTTATGCCTTAACGCTTTTAATTTTTCGGGGAACGCCAATATTATCACTCCTCATTTAGTAGCCCCAGCTGTTGTGCCAACGCAACAACAGCGTTTACAATCAAATGCAAATCCTTGCCTTTAATATCGCACATACGATATCTGACTTTGATAGTTTCTTCTTCATTGTCGATTTCATCAAAACTAACAACTACACCTTTATTTAAGGTTTCTATTTCGCCGTTATCGTAATTAACGGTGATATTTTTAATACCTCTCATTCTTCTACCTCACTTTCAAGCCATCCTTTGTCAGAATTGTATCTTTGTGCAATTGCCGACAAGGCGTTATAGCAATAAGTTTTATTTCTTTCATTTACTTTCACTCTTATTAAATATGATTTCGTAAATAACTTCGTTATGGTATTTCCCACGTCGATCCTTTAAAAAGTCTGTAAACACAAACTTTTTGCCGTTATAGTGTTGACAATAGTTATCATAATGCCCCTCAACAGGGTTTCCTTGAACCATTCTCCACTCCATTCGGTGAATATGGTAGTCGTTGATTATCTTTCTTAGCTCCTTATAAACATCGAATCCAATCGTGGTATTATTCCTGTCGAAAGCAAACAATCCAAAGTTATAAACACAAGAAGAATACCAATCAATAGAATATGTAAAATACCCTATTAGCTTGTTGTCCTTACCGATAATAGCGTATTGATAGATATTTCCGCTGCTATTTTCTTCGATCGTAGGCAACTCATTGCCTAAACACCCCATATAAAAAAGCATATTGTCGGTATAGCTATATTCTAATAGCTTTTCGAATATTTTATCTTTGTATAATATTGCAGGTTTAAGCATTGTTTTTACTCCTATTTATCTAACATATTTTTGATGTGCCTGATAAACATCAGATTCATCAGATCTTGCGTATATTTGTGTTGTAGTCAGTTCTTCGTGGCCAAGCATTAGTGATACTTGTTCAATTGGCATACCGGCTCTAAGGGCATCGGTAGCCATGGTTCTTCTAAATCTATGTGGGTGACAATTTTCAATTCCGATGTTTCTACCAAGCTCACGAATGATATTTTCTATTTGTCCTTTTTCAAGCCTTTTGTATTCACCTTTTATTTTAACTTTACTAACGAACAAAGCATTGTTGGTGTCTGACCTCGTATTTTCGTATTTTTCCAAAGCAAGTTTTGCTTGTGCGTTAAGATATACGTATCTTTGCTTGTTACCCTTGCCTGTGATAATCAGTTTATCATCTTTAATGTCACTGCGATTTGCATTTTCCACTTCTGTAACTCGACATCCTGTCGATAATAAAAATTCTATGATTGCCTTCAACCTCAAATCTTTTCCGGCAGCATCTCTGATTTTTTCAGTTTCAATCGGTGTAAACGGCTTTCTGATTACCTTTTCAGCTTTTATTTTTGTGATTTTTTCTGCCGGATCATTTGGTATGTAGCCTTCAATTCTCAGTGTTTTAAAAAATGATTTTAAGTATCTTAATTTTGTATCAAGATAACTGTTTGATACATTTTTATTTAATTGTTCAAAAGCAAGGTATGCACGAATATCATTAACCTTAATGTCTGCGATAGGCTTATTTATTGCTTTAAGCATCATTTGTATTTCATTGTTATAAGCTTTTAGACTTTTGTCAGTTAAACCACTAATTTTTTAAATGGCTAAAAAAGTATTTACTAATTTTTGATTCGGAGTAACTGTTTCGGTGGATAAAGCGTAGGTTTCTTTTTTTAGAGAATATTCTGTCAACAAGACTGACAAAATTTGCTCAACCTTGTTTGCCTCATTCACAGACATATACTTTAGGCATTGTGTTGTTGCCATTCGTACGAATTCTGTTTTATCATCCATAGATACACCTTCTTTACTTTCGACTTTGCTTTTGATGAAGGATTGCATATTTTTTCTGTGCTTGATGTAGACGAGCTGTTCTGCAACCAATGCAAAAATCAGCACTTTTTCGTTCAAAAAAATCTTTTCCACAACGCTTACAATGTTGTACGGGTATTCTTTTAAATGATGTGCAACTGTCGCAATCTTTTTCGCATGCAATACAGCCTTTAATATTACTCCAATTCAAGCACATATCCTTTTGCCAATATTCACTGTATTCCTCATCAACATTTGAGTTCGTTTTTGCAACACAAAGTAAATCTCCTGCGATGATTGATAACAATAGATTAGCTTGGTTTTTTTCTTCGTTCGACATAAGTCGCTTGTATTTTAACGGCTTGTCAGGCGTTCCGTCTCCAAAGTTTCCGTTGCCTATATAATTTCGTACTTTGTCAAGATTTTCCGTGAGATACTTATCAAATACACGTCCTCTGATAGCTTTAACTGATCGACCGATTCTGTCGGATATTTCTTCATATTTGCTTCCGCATTTAATCATTTCGCCAAGTAAAGTGTATTCTGATTCAGTCCATTTTTGATGGTTATCAGCTTTTACAGGACGGTATTTGATGTTTAGGTCATTAATTCTGCGCTGTATGGCTCCTTCGCTACGGCACAATATTTGTGACAGTTCTTTGTAACCATACTTTTGCTTTATAAGCAATTCTTTGAGAAGGTTATCTTCTCTGCTTGTCCATGGAGTTGCTTTGATTAAACTGTTCCTTAATATGTCTGCCTCTCGTTTTGGATTTACCCAATCGGGTTCAGGTCCTAATTGATATCTTTCAAGTTTCGAAAAATCTAAAAAATATTGATTTTTCTCTGCCCACATCCAAAATTCATTTATGTAAACAACGATGAAATTTGTTTTTGAACTTCTTGAAATGTTGTGAGTAGGCAGATTCCTATTTTTTACCCACGATGTTTTTAGATAACTGGCAGAAGTGTTTGGACGAATGAGTTTATAAAGATTGCTTATTGTGATGTATCTATAGCCATTAGTCAAGAAAGGTCCTAAGTTTAACTTACCGGCTTTTAGCCTTATCGCACATTCGGATCTATCAAGGTGTTTTGTTATAGTGGCCATATTAACGTTGCCCCAAGAAGAAATAAGATAATCTATTTCATCGGCCGTCCATGTTTTATTTAGCCTCGACATTTTGTAAATCTACCACCTTACGATCTCATTAAGCTGTTTTTTAATGATTTGTAAAAGCGCCTCTTCTTGCATAGATTCATACCTTCTTATAGCAGTTTTGAATGTGAAACATTGGAGTTGTCCAAATTTCAGCACCTTTAGAACACTCAGCAAAATAGTTCGTATATGGATCACTCAAACTATCTCCAATTTTAACCACCGCTGCACAACCTATCAGCGACAGTGCTGTATAGCACATCAGAGCAGTTGATTTGCTGAGCTCTTGGCAGACAATGACACATTGTGTTTGATAATTGATGTCATGATTTTTCAGCACCTCACAAAACGCAATTACATTTGCTCCGCCACCGACCGTAGGCTCAAGAACCGTGATATATCCTTTTTGGGATAATTCAGCTTTTGCATTTTTCTCGTCAAACGAACTTTCCGCCATTGCATAAGATACGGTGTACGGCGTGAAAAATTGTCCAAGAGCGCTGCTTCCCATATCAAGTTGCATATACAAATCCCCCAAAAAATCTTGAAATGGATTTGTTTCGAGTGCATTAGTTATCTCGGCGAAAATTTTTACAATTGTTTCAATTTCGCTTTCACTATAATTTTTGGTGATGTCTTTATAGCGATTTTCGTTTTTTTCAAATGTTTGACCAAAGCAAAAAGTATTCTGAATGCTTAGCGCAAACATTTCTATACAATCGTTGAACACTTGCCACAATGACCTTGATCCGGACAATTGGTCGAATAATTTAACAAGTTCTTTGTATTCGGATTTAACTTTGATTGATGCCATTTCCTTCACCTAAAGCGGACCATCTGCACCTGCTCCGCTTTCAATGTCAGAATTTATTTAAAGAGGAGTAAACGAGTTTCAGATAACAAGCTGTGCAGAGCTTGTTATCGGTTAATTTATTCGGGCATCTGCACCTACCCGAAAATACAATTAAAGAAAGAAGGTATTAAATGGGATTTATATAATCTCACAAGTGCAGTTGTGTGATTAACATATTTAGTTTATTTTACTTCACCCGTTGTAAAAATCGGATGTGTGCCGTCACGGAGCTGAATTTCTTCATCACTCATTGCCTTAACGATCACGGCGTAGTAATCTTCTTCCCATTCTTTCGCCGCTTCAATTATTTCGTCGAGCGTAAACTTGCCTTTGGCTTTTCTGAGCTTCAAATGCCAGCGTCCCTCAACATCATATCCGCTTTCGACTGTTGTCCCCTTTTTCATTTACTGACACCCACACATTCAAAACCATATGTTTCTGTCTTTGCTGATTCATACATTGAAAGTTTTTCACAGAGTTTAGTATTCTCGTTTTTATAACCTCTTAATGCATATTGAGCGTTTGTGCTATTTTCTTCGGCTTGGGATTTATCAAGGCGAGCTTTTTTTAACTCATTTTTAAGATTTTTGTTTTCTTCTCTTAACTCCTTAACATCTTTGAGCAGTTTTCTGCGTGTCGGGTAATTTCTTAACCACATTTGTTACACTCCTTTTCAGTTAATGCTGTATAGATTTCTCTTTCTACGAGCACGCAATCTTTGACTTCGCAAAGTAAAGGTGTGAAATCCGGCTCAACGGTTTCGCCGTCTGAAAGTCGTACTGCATAAAAATCGTTGTTTTTTATGTACCATTTGCCATCTGAGGCTAATACAAAAATATCGCCTTTTTTCAAGTCTTTAAAAGCAATATGTTCACGGTTATTTGCACGGTTATTTGCAATGATTTCCATATATTCACCTATTCTTTCATTTATTTGATTTGCGACATCTCGTATGGATGTTGATTTTATGACAGATGTAATTAAAAAAGTCATAATTCTTAGAGCGTTCGGCTCGGCGGTTGTCGCACTTTGATTTGTATTCAAGATATTTTTCACAATCTGTATGACATCTTGTTGTCCGTATCTGACAGCCGTAGCACGGCGAATTTATCATTTTTACGCCGTCCTTTCGTTGATTGTATTTCCGCTGCCGATCAATTTGTTGAGCAGTGTGGTCAGTAAGGATATATCCGCCCCGCTTGCATAGGTCTTAAGCCGGTCAATCGGTATGTTGTAGCTCCAACGCCCTTTGTCACTCTTAACGGCTGAACCGATAGGCAGGGTTTGTTTTTTTAGGCCCTCATAAACATAATTGAGAGCAACTCCGAGATATTCAGCCGCCACGGTCGGCGGTACATCTCTGTACTCCTGATTTGTTTTAGGGTTGATTAGGATTTTTTCATTCATTTAATAATCACCTCTTACTAAGTTCGGGTTATCGTATATGTTTCCGATAACCTCAACATCTTCGGGATAGTAGCAGCGCCCTAATCCCTCATAGTGATCGTCATACACAAACTCGAACTCCGTTCCTTCGGCATCGTACCGAACAACTCCGTAGCCGTCACTATAAGAACGGTCAGAAAAATCAATGATATCTCCTTCAAAAATTCTCTTACCATTCTTATCTTTCATTCCTGTGTACTGACCAACCGTTTCGGGGTTGACCGCAACGTTGCTACCTAACACCGTTGCATCTGGTGTTATACAGCAACCTTGTTTAGTCACAAGCAAATTGCCCTCTGACCAGTTACCGTTAGCTATCATCTTGCCACGAAATAAATATTCTCTCATCATTTTTCACCGTCCTCAATAGGCTGATTCCAACACTTAACGCAGTCACCGTCGTTTCTGCAATAATCTGCACCCATAAGTCCTAATCTATAAGGACAAAAAGTGGGTGTTCCGTCATCATTGAGCAGAACATTCGGATGATTCTTTAAGAACTCACTCAAATAAGTTTTTTGCGGATGTTCGTCACTCCACCTCTGTACAGCCTTAACCGCCTTTTCGGGATAATACATTTCAAAACACACACACGATAAACCTTCAGATGTACCGTCGTTTTCACTACACAAAGGACAGTCACTACACTTAGCTTTGCATATTCCATTCTTTGTTCTTTTCGTCATTCTTCGTTTTTCAGCGAAATAATTTTCGGTTTTTGCACAGTCAATCATTTTTATCATTCCTTTCTTGTGTTTTATTCCTTACAGTGTTAAAATAAAATTGTAAGGAGGTGTAATAATGGATAGTACTGTTGCCTTAATAATTTCTATATCTGCGCTTTTGTTTTCCATTCTTTCTCCGATAGTTACCGCTATAATAAATGGGCATTATTCCATCAAAGAGAAGAATTTGACGATGCTTTCAAATAGTGCAAAAGAAAATAATGATTTTTACATTAAGCACAGAGCCAAGGTTATCGAAGCTTACCTATCAGCTGCCGGAAGAGTTGTTTATTTCAATGACAAAAAAGCATCCTCCAATTTTGGCAAATGTGCGACAGAAATATACTTATATATAGACGAGTCGGAATGGCATTATATAGATTCTATAAATCAAGGTATATCATCTTTTAACTATCAAGAAACAAGAGCCAATTTAGAAGCATTAGCAAAAATCATTGCTAATAAATATAGCGTCAGAATTCCAAAAGAAGTAAAATAAAACACAAATGCAATAAACAACAAGCCGTTCCAAGTATGTGCATCGTCATTGATATAGCATACTTGGAATTTTTATATGTAAATGTATAAAACAAAGTAGCTACTTCAAAACTTACACCTACCATTCCGAGCAAGTATATTAAAAACATTTCTATCACCTTTCTTCTTGTTATGTTTTTTCTTCTTCCAATGCTTTCTTCACATGCAGGTTATCTCGTCTTTTTAGTTCCTGAAGATACTCCTGAAGATGTTTGTAGAGATTTGACTTTGAAAATTCGCACCAATCGTCATAGGGCAGTACAAAGGACATTTGCACCGAATGAATTGGTAATTCTCCGCCGTATTTATCTAAAGCAATTTCATAAAAATCACTCTGAATAGGATAAGCAGGGTGTTCAAAAGGCAATTGCCGATTTGGCATTGCCTTTTTCTTTTTATTACGGCTTATCATGATTTTTGAGAGCATTTTTTATCACCTCAAATCCTACTTAAATCTTATTGTCTTGCCGGCGGCTTCTTTGGAGCAGTCGGCAAGTTCTTTGTCTGTGGGTATTCTGAAATTTTTCGTACAATAAACCACCATTGCTCTTGTAGCAATTTTCCATTTTACAGCTTTTATGATTGCCACTACTGCTACTACGGTAGCGACTACCGCATATATGGTTAGTACCATTTTTACCACTCCTTTCTGAGGTAATAAGGCGGCAAGAATGTTCAACGCAATTGAACCTCTAAATTAAAAAAATATTCTGGTATGTTTGCATTGTCAATTTGCAAAATCGTGCACGCTTTACAAATTTCACTCTGCTTCCATTGTACTTTGCCGTTCATTTTTAAAGATATACTGCGTTCTGACAGCCCCATTTCTTTTGCAAAGTTCATGCGTGTACGGCACTTTTCTTTGACTAATCCCTCTAACTTACTGTAATCAAATGGCATTAAATCACCTCCTTGAAGTTCAATATCTTTGAACAATTACAATTTAACACATTATATTTTGCTTGTCAATACTAAAATTCAAAAAAATTGAACTTTTTTTCATTAAGCTATTGAACTTTTGTTCAAGTTGTGTTACAATTCAATCAAAGAGAGGCGATACAGTTGAAAAAATACAGTACCTCGTACCGATTAAAGCAAATAATGTCAGAAAGAAATTTGAAGCAAATTGATATTCTAAATATGGCAAAGCCTTTTTGCGAAGCATACGGTGTTAAATTAAACAAAAACGATTTAAGCCAGTATGTTAGTGGAAAAGTTGAACCCGGACAAAATAAATTGTTTATTCTTGGTCTTGCATTAAATGTAAATGAAGCTTGGCTAATGGGTTTTGATATATCGCCTAATAGGTCAAAAATTGAAGAACATAACGATTTCTCTCTAAGTGCTCACGAAAAGAAAGTTATGATTGCTTATCGTAATAAAGTCGATATGCAACCTGCAGTTGATAAATTACTCGGTGTGGAAGATGAAATTTTGATACCAACCGTAAAAGCCGCACGAAGTGACGGCAACAATCAACCAATTGAAATAGTTAATCTCCCTGATCTCAGTAAGTTTGAGCCTGACGATACAGACTTATAAGCACATTACATAATAAAAAACACCCCATAGGATAAAATACCTATGAGGTGGTAAGATTTGAATTATGGTAAATACAAACAGGCACGCAACGCCTCTTGGCAATGTTTAATCGACTATAAAATTAACAGTCTGCCTGTTAAGGTAAGCCAAATAGCTAAGCAATCCGATATTACTTTGTTGAAAAATTCGGTGGCCAATCTGCTAAGCAAAAACGAGAGCGGAATAACTTTGGTGCAAGATGATAAGCTGTACATCATCTATGCTGATGAGCAATCTCCTCAGCGTTGTAGATTTACAATTGCCCACGAACTCGGGCATATCTTTTTAGGTCACTTGTTTAAGGAAAACGGCAACGGCTTTTCAACAACCGATGATGCCGAACATTCGGCAAATGTATTTGCTCGAGATTTGCTCGCACCCGCTTGTGTACTCCATGAGCTCCACGCAACAAATGCCGCTGCAATTGCAAATTTATGTAACATTAGCTTTGATGCAGCAACCTACAGGGCTGAGCGAATGTCAGAACTTGAATGCAGAAATGCTTTTTACCTGCATCCGCTTGAAAGGCAGGTAAAAGAGCAATTTGCAGATTTTATCAACAAAAAGAAAAACCTACCATAGCGGCAACTATGGTAGGTAAAATAGGAATAGTGAGAAGTCTGAACCTCTCTAATATTATTTTAGTATATGATATATATTTTGTCAATATATATATCAAAAAGAGGAGGATTTATAATGAAATGTCAAAAATGCGGGTCTGAAGTTCCTGCCGGTGCAAAATTCTGTAACGAATGTGGAGCGAAGATTGAACAGGTTGCTTTGTTTAAAGACGACGAAACTAAAAGCACCGAATCTTACGAATGTGAAAGTTGCGGCAATTTAATACCGAACAATTCAGTATTTTGCCCAATATGTCAAGCGTTTCAAAAAAACAAATTCACCCCTACGGGAGAAGCTGAAAAAACGACTGAAAAAAAGCCTATATATCGCACTCCACATTTTTACATTGCTTTGCTGATAGCTTTGATTTTATGCGCCGTTGTCGTAACGGCTATTTCGCAAGTTAACCAACCTATCTCACAAGAAACAGAAACTACCATTCAGCAAACAACAGAAGATAGTTATTATAGTTATGAGGAAGAAACAACAGCGTATTCTGAAATGGCTGAATATTACATGGGGACAGTTGGCTATCAGGTTCCCGACAGTTGGAAAACCAAAAAGTCCGATGGTAGCCACCATTATCATTATAATATTTTTGATGAGCTGTTTTTTGTTGGATGTACAAAACTCGAATCCGATAAAATAAAGTTAGATGACACATTGATTGATGAACTGATAAAATCCGACAAAGAAACTTATGATAACTACAAAGAGCAGAGTAAGGAAATTATTGATATGTGTGGTTGCAAAACCCTCCACAGAACTTTTAAATGTAAGAAAGAAGGGAATGATAAGTTTTACAATTCTTATATTTTTATTACAGACGGTTATTTATATTTAATGTCTTTTAATAGCGACGGTGACAAGCAATCACCAAATTTTGATAGATACGAAAAACAAATAATTGATTCGATTGTAATTGATAGTTATGATGATTTTGAAGATGAAACAGAACCGCCCACCGAAAAGCCTACAGAATTTGAAGATACTTTAACTGAACTTTATTCTGATAGCGATATAGCCATATATTATAGTGACACGGAAAAATATCCTTATTCAGATGATGAGGCTGATGTTCATTTTTATGTTAAAAATAAAATGGATAAATCTATAACCATACAAGCCGACACCGTCATATTAGACGGAAGGAGCTATAACCAAGTCGTTTGTAGCGATCCAATTTCAGCGCACAGCGAGGGAATGATTGAAGTCAGCATAGATAATTGTAAAAACTTTAATCCGTCAACGGTAGGAGCTGATTTGAGATACTTTGATAGTGATAATTTTGGTAGCACTGTAAAAATGAACCTTGTAAGCAAAAAGGTTAAATAAAAAATAAGCAAAAATAAAACCGCCCTGACCTGTTGGCGCAGGACAGGGCGGAAACCACTACACAAGGGTGCAATGGTACTAATCAAGCAATAATATTGTACCACAACCCTGCGAAAATTACAATATTTTGCAGGGGATTTTTGCGCCCATTTTTAGGAGCGTTAAAATGAAAAAATGTATAAACCGACGGTGTAACCGAGAATTGCAGGACGATTTTGTATTTTGTCCTTACTGCGGTAAAAACCAATCGGCTGACAAACCGAAAAACAGACGCAGAACAAAGGGTACAGGCAGTATCTACATACGCAAAGACAACATATCAAAACCGTATGCTGCCGCAAGTTTTGTCACAGGTAAGCAGGTTTATTTGGGCGCTTTTGCCACAAAACGAGAGGCAGAAAATGCCCTCAAAGATTACGAGTATAATCCCGTAAACGGCTTTAATATGACGCTTGAACAGTTACACGAAAAATGGATAAAAACTAAAGCATATAAAAAACTTGGCGACAGCGTAAAAAGCAACTATGCAAGTGCATACATCAAGTTGAAACCTCTGTACAAGCGTAAATTCAGGGACTTGCGCACCTCGGATTATCAATACATCGTGGATTATTATGACAACCCACATCACGAGGTAGGCGCAGAAGGCAAATTAAAATATCTCTTACCTAATGGTAAAGGTACCTACAAAGTCACAAGCACACCGAAAATCTGTCAGGGATTAGGTTACTCGGCGTTACATAAAGTCAAGTGTCTGCTCACTACGCTGTACACCTTTGCAATGAAAGAGGATATAGTGAACAAAAACTATGCAGCCTTTATTGAATTACCTGAACAGGAAGAAACCACAGCTACAAGATTTACAGAAGTGCAGCTTGAACTCATCAAGCAAAATGTTGGTAAAGTGCCATATATGGACTACATATACATCATGTGCTATGTCAACTTTCGTGTTTCCGAGTTTCTTGAGCTAACGCCTGACAAATACAAAGTAACTGATTCCGGTATACATTATTTTGTCGGCGGTAAGAAAACAGATGCCGGCAAGGACAGAATAGTGCCGATACATCCTAAAATACAACAGCTCGTTCAGAACTGCATAAATAATAACGGTGAAACAATCTTCTGCCGAACACACGAAGGTTCAGAGTTTGGTAAAGCGATGAACAAGGATTACTTTTTAAAATATGCATTTCGTCCGGCGATGCAAGCCCTCGGCTTAGGTGATGAGTTTACTCCGCACTCGTGTCGCAGAACCTTTTCAACTCGTATGTCAGCGGCAGGTGCGAGGGAAGAAGATATTATCGCTCTTATGGGCCATACAGATTACAAGGTTGATATTGACCACTACATCATCCAAGAGGTTGACACGCTATACAACGCAATCAAATTGCTGGCATAAAATAAGCCGTCCGATTACATTTCGGGCGGCTTTTATTGTAAAAAAACTGTAGTTTATCTGTAGTATAACACATCAAAAGGTATAAAAAGAGGTAAATATTTTTAAAACTCAAAAATGTTGTAAACAAAGCAAAAAGCCAGTAAACAAGCCGTTTGTGGCTTAATTACTGACTTTCTTCGTGGCTCCCCCAACTGGGCTCGAACCAGTGACATCATGATTAACAGTCATGCGCT